TCCCTTAACCATTTTTGGCTCAATATACTTTTTAAATCTGCTGCAAAACTCATCTCTCTTTGGTTTTAAAATTAGTATTTATTAGTGGTTAACATTAATACTAACCACATTGGTCTAAATTGTCATAAACCTCTTTGCTTGGACATATTCTAATATGAAATAGGTACAAACTAATTAATATAAATTCAGAGCATTTGTAATAACCAAATGTTCTTCCTTTTACAACTCTTTTTCCTTTATGAAGTTTTATATACATCCCTCTTTGGTTTTATTCTATTCTTAATTGTTCACCACCTTGTGGCTCTGATTTAACTACCTCTGCGTTTGAGTCTTCGTAAGCGTAACACTTGTTACCTCTATCGTCAACCTCGTAGTATCTGTTCTTCATCTTATCGTAATAAAGGGTAACAGTACCAAGAGAACCTACTATCTTAGGTTTAGCCTTAACAATAGTAATCTCTACTTGGTTAGGCTCGTAAGGGATTCCGTTGCTGTCCTCAAGACCGTAAGGACATCTCCATACATTGACTACCATCATACCCTTTCTTGACCATTGCATACCACCTGCGATGTCATTCATAGTAGGCTTGTCTACATAAGGCACTCCGTTCTTGTACTTAGCTTGTTGGTGCTTAGTATGTACAGTTACGATAGTGTGAAAGTCTTTCTCAGCACTATGCTTACGAATTTTTGTTAGCACTTGACCAATAGCAATATCATCACGAACACCTGAAGATACATCAGTCTTAATCTCTGTGAATGGGTCAATCATACATCCATCAATCCTGATGTTGTTATCCTCTTCAATAGTATCTACAGCTGTGTAGAAACCTTCTACTGAAAGGTCTTGCAGACCGCTATCAATAATGTAGAAATGCTCATTGACAAACTTAATAGCTCTTGATGTTTCTTCGTCAGTAGCTGTCAAGTGGTCATTGATTAGGAAAGGCTTACGCAAGTACACCCATAGTAACTCAGCGAACACTTCTGTTGGTGAGCCTGTTTCGGGAGTATATACTGCCCACTTCCAATCGCTGTACTCAGCAAGGTTCATCATAAGCTCGAATCCGAACTGCGACTTACCTTGATGCGCCCCTGCGTAGATATAGGTAGTGCTACCTTTCTTTACAGAATACTTGTTAAAGAGAGAGCTGAACCCTGTCCAAGCTCCCTTCTTAACACCTTCCTTTCTTAGAGTAGATAGTGAATCTACTACATCTTCTGCTTTGTAAATTATGTTTCTCATTGCTCTTGTTTTATTTTCCAAACTCTTTTTCGTATTCGCTCTCTTTGTAGTAGTTACTTGTGCTTATCTCCTTGCGATAGAACTCTTTTACTACACTAAAATCATAAACAGACTTTCCTGTTAGTCCGTTGAACGCCATAAGCTTTGCTATCATCTCAGGGTTTCTGTTGATGTGTTCAATAGACTTGGCTCTTGTTACCATTTGAAACGGTCTGTCCTCAGTACCTAAGTACATATTGTTATAGCCGTTACCACGCTTCTTCTTCCAAGATAAGCGCACTCCTAAATCCCAAATTACTTGTCCTTTCTCTTCACTCATTACCTTGTGTATCTAAAGTATTTACTTGTAAACATATAGGCAGAAACTAATATCCCTGCACCACCTAATATACCTGCTATTGGGCTAACATTACCGTAAACTAATGTCCAACTGAATAAAGTTATTACCAATGCGTAAGCACTAATCCAAGCGAACAGAGGAACTTCTTTGATTCTGTCTGCTCTGCGTTGTCTAAGTACAGTAGTTAATGCTGACTTCATATCCGAGCCATTAGCTATGTCTGTATGCTCATTGTTGTTTGAGTCTACCCAAGTAACTTTGTAGGTCTTAACTCCTTTTGCTTCGCTTAGAAGCTCTGCTTTTGTTGCGTATGATTTCATATTATTTATCTGTTTCTATTTTAACTCCGTTGTTAAATCCCATAATCCACTCAACGATTTCTCCTTCAGTCATCATTGGCTCTCTATTGTGTGAGCCATCTATCCAACCTTTTAGATATAGCTCAATCAAACTGTGCGCTGTTATTTAGTTTATTTAAAAAGGAGCGTCATACAGATAGCCTTCCGATTGCAATACTTGATGCATTCTGTTTGTTAGGTCTCTGCTTTCTCGCATACATCGTGCGTTCAAGCCAAGAACTTTTTCATCTAACAAAACATCGTGTAAAGCCTCTATTGTTGCAATATCCGAGTCATATATCTTCATCATAGGCTCACGAGACATCACCTTCTTCTCTTCTCTCTTTGCCTCATTCATCAGAGCCTCTATATCATTCCAACTAAATGAACCTTTTATGGCAAAATCTTTATTTGGCTTGTGTCCCATTACGCTCTTGTAAATCTCTTCGTTTGTCATTTTCATCTCTCTTTGATGTTAAAGTTTATAAAAAAGGGGAAGAGCCTCCTTTTCAACTACCGAGCTTTTCTCGGTAGTTCAAAAGGAGGGGAAGAGCCTCCGCAGTACCCTTCCTCTTAGTAAGATTATTCGTTAGACTTAGAACGGTAAATCTCCGTCGCCGTCATTCACAGCAGCAGCCTTCGGCTTTCCTGTGTACTCACCTTGTAATTGGATGTACTTACCACCATCACGCTTGTCTTTAATCTCAAGGTTAACCCAACCTTTGTCATTCTTGTTGTTCATAAGAACCTCAAAGTCTTGAGGACCTAAAGCCACCTTTACAATTTCACCAAACTTAGTGGTTACTACATTTGTCTTGCCTACGAATACTTTGTCGTTTGCCATAATAATTGATTTTTGTTTTGATTAGTTACTTGTTAATAATTCCTTTAAATGCTCGTATCTCTCTTCAATAGCTGTTACTTTTAAAGCTATCTCATTAAGACGATTTACACTTACTTCATTAGAAGACTCATAGCCTTCTACAAACGCTTTGACCTTGTTGTACTTGATAAGGTACTTCTTGTCAGCCATTCGGTTATCGTGTGAGCCGATATATACCGATACTCCTTTATGGTCAATGCTCAATAGCCTTGCTATCTCACGAACACCGTAACCATAATCATTGAATACTGCACAAGCTATGCTCTTGGCTAATGCAATCTCCTTCTTCTTACTGTTAGACATTATGTCCACTATAGCCACACCACTAATGGTGCTAACGCCTGAGATAATTACATTCTCTAAGCTACTATAGTTGACCAACATCTGCTCCGTATGATTCATACTCTCCGTTTAAAAATAATCTCTCGTACTCTAATATACTCTGCTCAAAATGATTTTTACCTTTTTCTAAGAATTTTTCTGATGCTTTGTATATACCACAATCGTAAGGGAACTCTTTGGTGATTACACAGAAGTAAAAGTCTTTAGCACCTACCATCTGTGAGTACATATACGCTTGTCTTGGATAGCTTCCCCACCAAGCATTACGCTTCCAATCGCTTAGTCCCTTGCCTGAAGTTTTTAAGTCCATAATGATAATATCATCACCTTTCTTAATCACTCCATCTAACTTACCTCTGATGTCTATGAAGTTACCGCTATCGGTAATCACTTGAGACATAACAGGCATCTCAGGAATAAACTCATCACCAAACTCCATAAGCTGTTTAACTTGTGGAACTTTGCGTAGCTTGTCAACCATATTGTCAACGAGTCTGTAATCTGCACTTGGTAATACCAATGCGTTTGGATTCTCTTCTTTAGCTAACTTATAGTCCTTAGTTCTACGAGTACCCTCAACTAAAATTCTTCTATCTTTATCTTCTAAGAACAATTCGTGTACTGCGCTTCCTATATCAAAATAAGATGCTGAAGGATACTCCCACTTACCTTCTAAGAAAAGTTTAAACTTAGTAGGAGACTCATCAAGTATCGACAACATAGAGTTGCTTAGAGCAGACTTATTAGCGAAGTACGCTACATCGTCTGCCCAAGCTGTATTCTCTGTACCTTTAAGAATCTTCATTATCCTAAGATTTCTTTACGCTGTGATGCGCTCACCTCGTAGTTCGCTAACGCTGAAGATACTTGCTCTTTATTACCTGATGCTACTGCATCTTTCATCTTAGCAATGATGTCCTTAGTTAGCTTCTTCTTAGCTGTTGGTGTAGAGTTACCTTTACCGTGCGTATTGGTAGCATCTGCATCTTTAGTATCATCTAACAAGAATAGATTACCTAAAGCGTACTTTTTAGCGTAAGAACTTGATGCCCCTGTCGCTTGTGCTTTAGACATACCTTTAGCGTTGAGGTCAATACCTGCGTATGCTGTTGCTGTGATACCACTCTCGCCATCGCTAAGCGTAGCAAAAGACTTGATGAATAACTCACCACCCATATCTAAAACTTCCTCCATAAGTTGGATAGTTACATTGTGCTTTGTAAGATGAGGTTTCAATGCCTCAAGCACATCTTCAGCAGAACGATAGTTGTAATTGCCGAACTTGTTGCGTTGCCCTTTGTGGGCTTTCAAAGTTGTTTGAATTTCGCAAAGAATCTTGTTTAAATTGCTCATATATAATTATTTACTTGTTACTAATATAATAAAATAATCTACTTGTTTACACTTTCAATGGAAATATTGTTGATTACTTCTCTTAGTACCTCAATCTTACTTTCCGATGATAGCATAGTGGTGTTTAGGTGGTTGTTGATTGTTTCTATTAACTCGGATTTTGTTTCATTACTGTTTGGCATCACTTCCGTAAAGATTTTTGCCCAATTATTTATCTCCTGAATAAATAGCTTATCTTTCCACTCTAAAGCGTTTTCTACAACCCTCGCGCTATGCAGTATAGTTGCGTGGTTGCAGTTCATTATGTTTCCTAAATGAGAACAAGTCTGTTGGTATTTCTTATAGAGTATGTAAGAAAGACATTGCCTCGCTATAATCACGCTCTCTCGCCTCGTCTTTTCCAATGGATTCAAGCTGTGCGCTGATTCGTAGCTTACTGCTAACTGCATCAATGTATTCTTGCTGATTGTTTGGCTTCGTAACATTCTCTTCTCTTTCGTGTAGTTCACTGACATATTTTTTTACTTTTCTAATTGCTCTTCTTTCTGCTAAATCTACTTTCCTGTAAGTCATTCCTAACTCATCGGACAATTCCTTTTTAGTACTATCTCCTAATACAAGCTCTCTAAAGCACTTTCTCTCTAAGTATGGTAGGTTGGTATCAATAAAGTCAGAAACGACCTCTATGAGGTTGTTATGCACCTTATCGTGCGATATTAACGCTTGTTCGTACTTGCTGACTGTATCTTCATCAGTTCCATAGGTAACTTGAGATTCGCTAAACACATCTAAGTTCTTTTCATTAGCTGTCTTGTTGTACGAGTTTAGAATACCATACCTAAAACAACTCATTACCATAGCTGTCATTTCAGCCTCATCTTTAAACTCTGTTTCGTTATTCACTAATCTCATCACATTAAGTGCTGACTTGTGCAGTGCTGCATCTACGACATCAGCGTTATAGAACGAATAGCCGTAATACTTAGCACAATAATGTAGAAACCTATTGTCTTTAGGAAACCACTTTCTTAAATCGCTTTCTGTTATCCTCATCTCTCTTTGGTTTTAAGTTGCTTACGGCATTCAGTCAATTGTCCTTCAAGCCATTTTACACCTTCTTTAAAACTATTGTAATTTGTGGAACTATATCCGTATTCGCTTTCAAAAGCAGCTTGGTCTATCGCTCTATCCGTAGGCAACGATTTTACAACATCGGTTAGTGCTTTCTGAAACTCTATAATCTTAAATAATGCGTGTGCATCAGATTCAGCATTTCTAATTTCATTTAGTAGCCATTTCGGGCTGTGTTTTTCTATTTCCACCATCATCTCTCTTTGGTGTTAAAGGTTTCGTTGTAGTATTGCTCTGCATACATCATCGCATCTTCATAAGTTGGATA